ATCGCCCTTTATGTATTGCGCTCCAGTACCAGCCGCAGTGACGGCTAGAGTGCCGTTGCTAGTGAGAGGAGAATTGCTGACCGTAAATGCCGCTGGCATTGTAAGGCCAACAGAGGTTAGACCCGTGTCCGTGTCCGTACCGTTGACCCATGCCGTACCATTGTACTTAAGCACTTGGTTAGTGCTAGGTGAAGTGATGGTGACATCGCCTAATTGCCCTAGGTTATAATCCCCTTCGGTTGCAACTACCGCACCAGTCCTTCCGAACACACTTGTCACGGGAGCGGTGTCGTAGTCATTCCATGAGGCTTGTAAGGTAGAGCCGTCTTGCTTGGTTAGGGTAAGTGTCTTGGTTGTCGTACCGCTAACGGAGGCCGCAGTCAAGCTCCTATCGTATGCCGTGTCCCACTCCGCTTGTTCCGCATCGGTGGGTAAACTATATCCAGCAGCAAACGAGACCGCAAGAGTGCCACTTTGTACAAGAGGCGAGTTCGCTACACTAAAGCCAGTTGGCATTGATAGGCCAACAGATGTCAGAAGCGTAGCTGCACCAGATGCATTGTAGTCCAAATTGACATAAATTGGACTAGGGTTACCTCCAGACACATTTACCTCAGTCACATCATAAGTAACCTTAATAACTGGTGTTGTATAACTATATGCTATTTTTACTACAATCACGATGTAACTTGGTTTTGTACGTCAATATAACCTTGCATCCAAGTATATTTATTGCTAGAGATAGTGACCTCTAATTCATAGATGAACTCTCCAGCAGTGTAAGCAGCTGTTGTTGTTGGCGTAAGCGTAATCTTTCTTGTGTAGTTATTAATCTGCACAAAGTCAGAATTTGTCCAAGTAAATATAGTGGTGCCAGCACTGTTCTTTGCTTGCAGCTTAAAGCTATATGTACTTACGTCTAAAGACGTTTCTTCGCATTCGTCATCATAAAAAGAGTAAGTGACCACATATGTGTCACCCTTTTTTATCGGAGCCATATTATGTTCACCTATCATTGTTTATCAGCTTTATCTTTTAATTGTAATTTTATTTCATTCAGAGCCTGCATGATTTCTTTAAATTGCACGACAGTCTCATCTTCTTTTTTCTCTAAGGTTTTAAGCCTGAGATCATGCTCTCTGAGCCTAATTTTAAAATCCGTGTAGATTCGTATGGCACCTAGCCCGAATGCTACCGTTTGTATGCCTAAAACTAACCAGAAATTCATTTCCATTTGTCCTTAAAATTACATCTTTATATTGAAATATATGCAGCCTTAACTGTCTTACCATTGAACGATGTACCAATAGTTATAGTAAAAACTCCACCGCCTTCATTTGTCACTGTGTAGTTGTAGTACCACTGTCCTTCTATGCCCACTGCAACCAGCTTAAATGTGGCTGTGCTTCGAGCTGTAATCTTACCTGAGCTGACTACATAAGAGTCGACAGTTGTGATTTCTACCAGCGGTCCAGTGCCTTGAAGTGTATAATCATAGCTACCAAACTCGCTGACATTGGAAGATATGCTTAGGCTAGTGATAAATGCAGTAAATTGGTACACTTTGTAGTTGCCAGTCTTGTCAATCATGTCTAGGTAGCATAAAAACTCCTGATCTGTACCCTCTATAAATGTATCAAAAAAAGTAATAGGTTGCATATTGCTTTCGGCCATTTTTACCAGACCGTTGCCGCTAACCGTAAAACTCATCCTATTTTGTATATACTCTCGGAATACACCATTTGTTCTTGGTGCAAGCTCAAGACTATCCCTACTAATACTTAATGTTGCATTTTTGGCACAAGCAAAAGGGAAAATTCCACCACTTGCATTTGTGACCGCTATGACTAAACCTTCCGATGTAACTGCTTCTGCCATTTTTAATTTGTTAAATATCTATCAACATAAGTGTCAAAAGTCTGTGCAGTACTTGCTGTATAAGTAAAAGTCATCTCCCCGCCCGTCAAATCTAAAGAATAAATATTTGTATCAATCCACACTTGCAAAATATCACCATTTACCAACGCCACTCCATTTGTGCTTAAATCTACGTTAAAATACTCAGGATTGTTATTTATGTTTACTTGTGCTGTGTTTATTGCTGCGCCATTTTTATATAACTTAAACTCTACTGGACTTGTACCTGAGCTTGTAATGGCTCCAGATACATTTACAGATATATTAACTGTTATTGCAACAGCAGAATTATAAGTAATATTTGTTGTACCGCCAAGAATAAAGTCAGCAGCACTAATTATTGTCCAAGGCACATAATTTATAGAGCTGTATGAACCAGTAGTCACATCAGCCTCAAAAGTCTTGGTAATGTTTGTACCAGGGTCTTTAGTGCTATCGTAAACCTCAATAAGAGTAGCTGTCCATGTAGCTGCGTCAAAATCTATCTCACGCATATTAAGCACATAATATATCTTATTTGGGTCATCGTCAGGAAAAATAAAAGTATTAATCAACCCAATTGGATCTGCATTGCTATTGAATTTTAAGCCAAAGCAATTAACATCAATTTTATTTCTATTAAACCTAGTATGCTCCCAAATTGGGATTAATGCTTGTTGCAAAAATGGGAACCTTTCTGCACTATATCTAAATCTAAACCACTCTGCATTTGTAAAAGTCAATTGATCTGGTCTAAATAAACTGCCTTTAAAATTATAAGATACATTATCCTCTAAATAAGTAACAGCAGTAGTCTCATTTCTAAGGCTTCCTGACTTTTCATAATATACTTCGTGTCCTGTTATATTTGACCTTCTCTCATCTGTGTTAAATATGGGAATTGTTTCACAAGAAAAGTTCTTTACCTCTATTTGGTTATCTACATACCCGTCTCTTAATAAACCCCAAAATTGCATTTTAAACTTACCAGCATAAGGCATTGGCTCAGATGTAACAGAAATTGTCTGCCAATCTGTAGCATATATATCTTTAACTGGATCGTAAACCATTCTTATTTGTGCAGTAGGGTAGTCTAAAGATGCGTTATTTGCAATCCATTTACCATCTTTATCTAACCAATAATTGCCAAATGAAGTTTCTAAATATAAAGCTGCAATTATAATGTCTTTATCATTATAATTAGCAACACCATCATCAACATAATCTTTTAATTCAGTTGATGATGGTGTAAAATTTTTATACCTTACATCAAATGTTAATTTGACTGTATCAAGTGTTCTTATATAAGTATACTCAGATTGTATCCATGAATATTCGCTATCTCTTAATCTAAAAAACGCCAATCTTTCACTTAAAATTGTATCTACATATACTTCACTAACTCTATATGTTCCAGTATTTGTAACTGGTGCTAACAATGTGCCGTAATAAAAATCCCAATTAGCTAAAGAATATAATTTTAAAGATGCGTTTTCACTTATAAGTGTACCTCTTGTAAAAGATGAGTTAGGCACGCACTCCGCAAACATTTCGTAATCCTTCTTAACGGTATTACGCTTTACTCTTCTGTTGATGTAGCGCAGCATCTCAGGAGTTATTTGCTGCATATTCTGTCCTACTCCAACATTTGCATCGTATCTGCGATTGACTGTAGCCCTGCCCCCTCCTACTTGATTCCTAAATCCTCTCAGGTTTTCGTTAGTAGATATATAAAGATCTTCTAATCTTAAAAAATACCATTGCCCTTTGTACTGGAACATGGTCTGATTAAAAGATTCATTAATCTTATTAAGTACTTCTAATTTACTGTCGTATTGCCGAGGCTCTTGTACAAATGTCCTTGTATCAAAATAGCACTGATCCAAACACATATCTGTGTTCGTGCTATTCATTGATGTATGATAAAGGCTATTATAAACTCTTGACTGCACAAGGTTTTGCGGTGATTCTTGTAGGCAATACCCAATGGCTGTCCAAGGTGTTATTTTACCAACTACCTCAGCCCCATTGTTGCTAAATTGCTTGTCAGCAAGCTGACCAATTCCTTCTGTTGCAGTCAATGTAAGCACATGGTTTGTTGCAATCCAAGTCTCTTGAAAATTATCCTGCAAAATAAACCCATACCAATATGGGGTAAATGACCCAAAGCTAAAAATAACTTCTATGTCATTGTCATTATTTGTAACAAAGCTATCCATCGTTACTGATGAATCGCTTGCTATTATATTTATTGTTGCTTGTTGTGGCCTATAAGGCTTGAATATATCTTCTGTTGTATTGTATTCAGATAAAGTGAATGGCTTTGCCGCTGGAGTCAAATAAGTAACTCCACCAGTCCATCCTTCAAATAAGAATTGCACAGTGCAAGTATCGCCTTGTGCATTCTTAAACTCTAATCTATATTTTTCGCTTCTAGCCAATTCTATTAATATTAGTGTTAGTTCTGTTTAATGCACCCACTAGATCTGATCCCCTCAATGTTAGATTCACGGCTCCGCTCATCGCAAGTCCGCCTGCACCTATGTTTGCTAAGTTTGGACCTCTTTGAGGACCAAAGCCTAATTGGCCAGCAAATGCTCTACCGAATAATTGGAAGCCAGTTAATTTGGTCGCAGCAGCAGCTCCAGGGTTTATTGCCATAGTTGCTATCGTTGCAAGCAATGTTATTATACCAGTTGCCACTAATTTTGCAACAAGTTGTTTCATATTATCTAAAACAGCCCTACCAAATTCTCTAAATGAAAACTTACCAGTTTCTATAAGTTTTGTAAACTGATCTTGTAATGGATTAAAAAATAAATCATTTAATACATTAGCAGTATCTCTAATATCTTGTACAAATGATAATGTTGCTTTTTTTGCATTTTCTCGTAATTCTAAAATCTTCCCAACAAATTGTTCAAATTTTGGCAATTGTTTATTTAAATCACCTAAATCAAATGGTGCAATTAATTTTGTAAGTTCTCCAGGAGCTATATAATTTTCTGGATCTAATTCATCAAAAAATCCATCTTGCAATTTCTTTACTTCTTGAAAAACTTTACCCTTAGATTTGTCTATTTTTTTTGTAAAAACATCTGTTATGTCAAAATATGCATCAGCTAATTTACCTCCAAGTTTATTAATTTGACTGGTTTCACCATCTGCAACAATTCCTAATGCTAAATTATCTAATGCTTGTCTAAGTATTTTTCTAACTATTACAAATTGCTTTGGAATTTCTTCTGCAGATGAAACTCCAAATCCTTCAAATAGATTCGGAAAATCTTGTTTGAGTGTTTCAATTACTTCATTAAACTTTGTAACTGAATTTGCTCCTTTTGTAAAATCAATATTTCCTAAATCTTGAAATAATTCTTGGCCCCTTTCGAATTTACTCTTATCATCAAATAATCTAAAAAAATCTAAATATTCCTTAGGAGGTTTATATGCCTCAAAATATTTTTTTACATCTTCAGTAGCTTTTTGAAATACTTGTGAATTTTTTATTACTACACCAGTCTGTGCATCTATGCCTTTAGTTAATGTATTTAATCTAGTGGTTAATTTTGTACTAGAAGCATTTAAATTTTCTTGTTCTTTTATATTTGATTTTATAGCAAATAACTGCGCAACTGTATTTGCGATAATGTTATCGCCAATTCCTATAGCTTGTTGACGAACAAAATTTCTATTTTTATCTGATTTTACAACTTCATTTTGTGCATTAGCTAATCTAATATTTTCTACACTTAATACTTTTGTGGCATCTATTTCATCCTTATATGCTTGTATTTTGCTTTTAGCTATTAATACTTTTACATATTTATTTACAGCATTATCTATATCAGTTACTGTGCTTTTACCAGCTTTTAACCCTCCAAAAAAATCTTGATTTACATTTTTTAATTCCTCAATTACATTTTTTTGTTCTTGTTGACTAAGCGTCAAATCTTTAGCTCTTTTTGCTAATGCTTGAACAACTGTAATTTGACCTTGTTGAGATGCTACTGTATTTTGAGTTAATTTAGCAACACTTAATTGATTTTTAGCAAATTTTTCGTATTCTTCGTTAAATTTAGCAATTTCTGTATTCAGTGTTGACTGTCTCCCAAGAAGAGCATCAATTGCTCCTCCAAGGCTTCCATATTTTTGTACAGCTACTGTTACTATTGAGGTTACTGCACTAAATGCTAAAAATAAACCAGCGGGTCCAGTTAATTGACTTAGTAAAGTAGAGCTAAAATCTTTTAGATTTTTGGATTCCGATGCAAGATTTCCAAAACCTTGTATTACTCCAGGCAAGTTATTTTGTATGCCAATAAATCCAAAAGGTAAATCTTGGATTGCAATAGATAAACTAGATACTGCTGTTCTTGCCTGTTTAGAAGAATTTTGTAAATTATCAAAGCCAAAATTTTGAATTTTGGCCATTTCACTTTTTACTAATCCTATTTTTCTATTAACAATATCAAGATCAGCCTCTGTTTTTGTTAATGCTCTTTGATTTTCTAATGCTTTTAATTGGGTTTTAAGCTGCGAAAGACTTTTTGTGACTTTCGTGGCATCTAAACCTAATTCAATCATTAATTGTTCATTGGTCATTGCCATGCTTAAACCTATTAAAAATTTCTCTGTACTCTTGTTCGTTTATAGCTGTAGTATCTTCATCGCCGTCAAGTGGCCATAACTGCTCTGGAGTTTTAGGTCCAGATTTATTATCGCCATGTAGTCGTACCATTGTGAACATAAGAAGTCGTACAAGTTTATACGTTTCGAGCTTATGATCATTATGTCCATTTAGCATTAATGAAAAATGCTTTGGACTCATGTTGTAAAAATCTTGTGGCAATAATTTCAATTCACCGAAGGCGTACTGTTCTATTTCTTGCCACGAGTATTCTTTTTTTTTGGCTCGTCTCCTTTCTGAGTTGCTTTTACAAACTCATTTTCTGTCCATAGTTGTATAATGTCTTGTATCTGCTTTACAAAATCCTCATTTTTTAAATTAGACTCAATTGCATCTACAAAAAATTCTAAACTATATTCTGGTACGACTTCTTTGATCAAGCAATTATTATAGTAACCGCTATATAAAATATGAGCTATGCCAATTTCATTTAGATCATTATTTTCAAAGCCAACTCCAGCTGAAAGTTTATCGGATAGATAACGAAAGCTAGCCATTCCGAATTTGATGCCAATTTTTTTGTCATCAATAGTAATAGTAGTATAATTCATTATTTAGAATTAAGCAGGGTCAATATCAATTGTACCAGTAGATTGAATTGTTCCTGAGAAGTTAATAAATTCAGTTGTTGCTTGGTTCAATACCAAAGATGTTACATACCCAGAAAATCTGTGGTAATATGCAGCACCTTCGCTTGATCCAGTTACAACTGGGTTCTGTACTCTTACCATTACAAGAGTCTTATTGTTGAATGCTGACAACAATGTTTGATATGAAATCTGTAAACTTGTTGGTGCAGTTTCACAAATAGCATCAAAATCTAATGTCATTTGTGGAAACCCTACTGCTGTTAATACTCCGCAATTTGTTTGATCAGTTGTTGCGTCAACTGTTCCATTAACTGAAGATGTCCTAAGACATACTAAACTGTCCCAAACTGTAGATGGTGTACCAGTGTTGGTAACATCTATGTCAATTGCTTGGGCTGCGCCTAAAATTTGTGCCATTGTTTATTTATTTTTGGTTTACTAAATTGTTGATTGTTATTATTTTACGAGCTACATAATTGTCCCCGTTATACAAAGGTAAATATAATGAATTTGTCCTAGATGTAGGATAAACAATAAAGTCAGAATCCGAAAATCCATCTATATGTGTATCTGGTATTAACAAATTTAAAATCTGACCAGAAATATTGTCTACTACACCCAAGTCGTTTACTCTATATTGTTCACTAAAAATATCAATATTTACACTTACTTCACTACTAAAATTATCATTGGTATTATTTGCAACTTCTATAATACTAGAAATTACTACATAATTTTGAGGCGTAGTCCTAAATGGTGTTTGTCCATATACTGGTACATCCTTGCCGTTATATGACAGATTGCCGTTAAGTAAATTAACGTAAATCGTTCTAACATTATTTGAGCAATCTTTCATTTAGCTTTTACTATTGCTTTTATTCTATTAAATATCTTAGGTAAAGTAGTCATAACCGCTGGATATAAAAATGGATGCGGTCTTGTCCATCCTTTACCATTTACATAAAATTTCCTAGCCAAATCCTTCCAATAATTATCTGGTATTGAAGCCAAATAGCTTTTAGCATATTGACCAGTACCAAATTCTACATATGCTGAATACCAAGCTCCAGATGTCAATGTATAAGATAATTTCTTGGCTGGATCTTTAGATGCAGTAATCATGCTTCTCAAAATGTTATCATCGACTGGAGCATTTTGCTTTGCAAGCGTTTCCATTTCTCTTACCCCAGCAAAAAACTCTGCATCAACAACGTCAATTTTATCGCCAACTCTTTTCTCTAAATTCCTTATGTATTTATTAAAAAGAGTAGGATTTATATAAAGTCCACTTGGCATTATATATTCACCTTTTTATATTGATGATAATTTAGGCCATCCCAATTAGGATATTGACTTAATAAACTATCTCTGTCTGCATTCATCTTTTTGCCTCTGTTCTCGTACTGCCACGCAGTCAAAGCCATTATATCGTCTGCCAAATCCTCTGGAAGTGTTCCAAACCCGCCTTGATAAAGAGCTGTATAAATACCTGGGTTATAGATCCATACTTTGCCTGCAATAATCTCAAAGTCCTCGTTCTTCGTCAAAATATCGTATAAACCTATGCCAGTTTTTATTTTTAATTCATCCATACACACCAGCGGTCCGTAAGGTAGGTCTACCATCCATAGTGGAGGCTGTGTCCCAGTCAACTCAAAATTCGTTCTAATTAGTTTATTTACAAAAGAAAGGCCAGTCAATTTCTCAAGATGCACTCTTGACGCATTCAGAAGACTTTGTATTAAAGAATCATCTGATGTGTAATCTATTCGCATCCAATTCTTTGCATCGGTGAGACTGACTGGCTCTACTACAGCATCAGCTACAATCGTCACTCCGTTTATATATATCGCCATTTTTACTTGTATTTATTAACCATTTCTCGGACCCAGCCTTCAAACTCATCGAGTGCTTTGCGCGGATCATGATCTCTGGATCTATTCTTCGCTTTTCTTGAGGCTTCCTCGTAGGCTTTTTTCTCATCCAGCCTATTAATCGCGTTAACCCAGCTTTTAATATCATTCCGATCTTTTATGTATATCCCAGCACTTCCGCAGTTCTCCTTCAGCCCTTCAGCCTCGCTGCTTATCACTGGAATGCCGCTGCACATGGCCTCGGTTGCCGTTCTTCCCCAGCTCTCGTATTCACTTGGCATCAGCAGGATCCGTGTCTGCCTATAATATTGGTTTATTTCGCTCGTATTAGGCACATATTTGAGATTTGGAAGGCTACCCCTCACCTGCTCATCATAACTCCCTAAAACGCCTAAAAACCGCTTATTTGGCATTGCTTGGGCAATCTTTTCAAATATCTTACCGCCTTTGTTCTCGTTCGTATTAATCAGAGTAATATATTCGTTCTTCGCTGGTTCAATCTGCAAGTCGTAAATACGGTAGTCAACTGGCGGCGTCATTATAAAGTTAGGCCATTGGTAATTCAATAGGTTTTTTAGCCATAAAGAGTTATACACAATATGTTGATTGTGCCTCGCATTGATGATTTCGGGGTATGGATGGCTATTATGAATGAGATGAAAGACTGGTTTTTTATAAAGTGCAGCACTTGCAATTGTCCATTTTGTATAATCTAAATGCGTCAAAACTGCATGGCTCCAACGCATCAAACTATCAATAACATTCTCTTGTGGAGGAAAAACATCAATGCCGTCAAAGACATAATTATTTTTAATCTTATAATGATTGGCTTGATGCAAAAGCACTTTTATCTGATGACCTTTGTTTTGCAAATCTTTAAGCATCCAGTGTATCATATATTCCGCACCGCAATTGTGCTTAGGGGGATAGAGATGAATTGAAGCAAGTATATTCATAGTTGATAGTTTATATAATATCCGTATTCGTGATTGCGATATAATTCTTTCATCATTGGATAGCGAAACAAAAATACATTATGTGTAAGATCCGATTGTAAATGTGTTTCATAAATATTTCCGTTGACCTCGCCTTGCTCCATTGTGTATGGAATTGCAACCAAGCATTTCTTATTAGCCAAATGTATTTTTGTAAGTAAGTCATGGGCATCCTCTACTGACAAATGCTCAACTATGTCACCCATTATTATGTAATCGTATATACTAATATCAAAGTCAATGATATTGCCTATATGTACGTTATTGTAAATTTCTTTGAGCTGAAATTGCTCTATATATGGCTCAAATATTTCAAGCGCATCAATATAAAAATTATAACGGAGCATTGATCCGTATTTACCACTACCAGCACCTACATCTAAAATTTTAGTGCTTGGAGGAAAACTCTTTATTATGTGGTTTCCTACTTCTATTTTAAAGTAATCGTATGAGTATGGCATAGTTAAAAAAAAGGAGGCTTACGGGCCTCCCTTTTAGATTTATGTATGGGCAAATTAGATAGCTCCGTACAAGCAAGCAGTAGGCTGGAAACTCATCAAGTCGCAACGAGCTTCGCAACGGAAAGTGATCAAGTTCTTGATGAAATCAGAACCGTCAAATTCAGTGCTACGAACTGCAAGACCGCTTTGTTGAGCGATAGCAAACTTAGTTGTATCGAGAACATATGCCTTAGATGCAGTTACCAATGAATGTGGAATAACTGGGATACCCATGATTCTAACGTTACCTTGAGCATCGATAGTGATACCACCAGGTACAGAGTAAGAACCGTTAGTAGGCAAGGTCTTCATTACGTTAGCCCAACCAGCGTGTGTGGTCAAGATAAGGTTTGCGTTCCAGTTAAGACCGCCAAGTTGAGCAACATAGTCTACGAACTTCTCAGCTGTGTTAGCGCCACTAGATACACCAGCAGTTGCAGAAGCAGCAAGGTCGTTCAAGTAATATGTATCTTCAGCTCTTTGGAAATCTTCGATCAAAGACTGCTGCAAATATGCGTTCAAGAAAGGAAGATCGTCAACCATTTGGCGAGATACCTTTACATAACCAGCGATGAATTGCAACACCTTGTTTACAACTGTTACATCGTAATCGATCTGAGCTTTGTCAGAACCTTCAGTTTGCTTACCAAAAGAACCTTCACCAACTGGGATGTTACCTTTAGGGAAAGAAACTGAACCAGTAGAAACTGGGATGATGTTAAATACGCTTCTCAAGTGTGGGTTCACAAAAGAACGCAACGCAGGAGAATTGATGTAAGAAGTGTAAGGGTTACCAGTCAAGTTAACCGCTTCGGTCATTGTTCCAACAGCTTTAAGATCCAATTCTACGTTGAATCCTTTACCGTTTGTTCTAACCGCTTCTTTGATTGAATCATAACCTTTAACGATTGCTTCGCCGATTGCAGATTTGATTTCAGCAATGTGTTCGTTGTAAGATTGTGCTACTTTCTTCTCTTCTTTAGCAGAGAGTTTACCGAAAGCAGATTTAGCAGCAAGGATTTCTTCTCTTGCTTCGATCAAGTTTTTGTTGTTCTTAGCAACTTGCTCGTTCATTTCTTCTACTTTGCTTTCGAACAATTTAGCAGCCTTCTCAGTTGCAGCAGCAACTTCGGCTTTTTGTTCTGCGAGTTTAGCTTCCAAAGCTGACTCGAATGATTTAATGTCGCTCATTTTTAAAATTTGTTTATTATGTTTATTAATTCAACAACACTCACCTCTTCTTCTTTTGGCTGCAAAGGTGCTTCATCAACTGCCTTTGTGCTACTCATTTGTTCTACGGCTTGTGCTAATTGTTTTACTTTTAATATACAAAGATCAATGGTCTCATCTGTTACATCGCTGTTGCGAATGAACTTCTCAAACGCTTTGATTTGATCTTGTATCTTCTCTAAGTTATTATAATTTTTCATACCAAGGATGGGTGTGGCTTCGTTTGCGCCCCAAGCAGTCAAGCTAGATCCTTCAAATAGCATAACCTCATGGATCTGATTAGCCTCTCCTGACTTTTGCTCACGAAGTGTTTTGAAACCAATTGAGTGTTCAGTAATAAGTCCACTCTCTACCATCTTCACAAAATCCTTGCCAAGCTGATGGCTGCCAATTTTTGATCTGTAGTACAGACCATAATCGTCTTCCTTCAGCTCAAGCATTTTACCAAGAGGTTGTGAAGGATCATGGTTCATTAGATGCTTTACTCTGTTCTTTCCTTCTGGTCCCCAGTCTTGGATTGAACGCTTGAATGCGCCTGGCATCATAATGTCACCATCGCTGTCAACATTACCAAATGCTGAGAAATAGCCAGTGACTATTCCCTCTTTGGTATCTACATCTTTAACCTCTAAGTCAAAGGATTTGTAATTGTATATCATTCCACCTTGTTTTTTATCTATTTGTTTTAGTTTTCTTATTGCCCACTCTACACCATCTGATCCGCCCCATGCATCCCACATAAGGCCGCCGCATCCTTCAGTATATGGAACATCTGCGTGCTGCTGATGCCTTTTAAATGAAGCCATGCGAGCGATTGTGTCTCTGCTTATCTTCTCACGATTTGCAAGCTGATTTGCACGGGTCCAGCCAACTGGAGTACCGCAAGAGCTACCGTTTTCTTCTTTATATTTCAAAGCACGCTTCGCGTTGTTGCTAGCTGCCTCAGGGTAATCATTGTAGGTCTCTTCTTTTAGCTCTAGGCTCTTGCCTTCTTGCGCTAAATATGCTTGGTATGCACTCACTGCATTCTCTCTTGTCTCGTACACGCATTCGCCTTCACCAATGCGATATTTACCGTTTGAGCATGAATAAATTGGCATAATTATCGTTTCATTATTAGTCTTCCGTTCTGGTCACGCTTTGGCACAAAGCCTATTGCGCATCTGCAATTGATAGTAAAGCCTGCTGGGCTTGTTGGGTCTCCAGGTGCTGCGGCTAGCACAGTGTCACCTTTCTTACCAGTAGAAGTAAATGGTTGGTCATACGGAACTTGTTGGCCATCCATATTTAAGTGATCATAAGTATTGCGAGGTATTCTCCTCGTTCTGCTGTCTCTCGCCGCTATCCAAACTTTATCTACTTCAAAGTTATGGGAATTTGCGCCTTGTAGAGCAGCATAGTTTGATGCACGCATCACCTCGGTTCTTGCTATCCTTCTTGCACGCATTGCGCTGTATCCTAAGTCCTCATCACTTGTAATGATGCGGACCATCTCGTCTATGCTAAGTCCCTCTACAACAGCTTGCGAGATTATATCTGTCAGCTTCTTTTTTGAGGTCTGTGTCATGTCAGCTACTAGCTGAAAGCCATAGATGCTCAAAAATTGTATGATCTGCGTTATAAAGTCAGTATTGAGTCCAAATGGGTCTGCTGCTTTGCGAGACTGGTTTCTGACTGCTCTATAAGATGCATTGCCAAAAATCACAGCGGCCTCTCTATACAACTCTTCCATTATTTTTATCAGCTCATCACTCCATGCGTAGCTACCCATCATAGACAGCGTTGCACTTGGTCCCATAAGCTGCAAGTCTCTCGCAACTTTGCGCATCTCTTTACCGATCGCCTTTTGAAACAAAGAACTATACTTATTATCAAGACCTCTACGAAGTCTCTCAAATTTTATCCAATAAGCCTCTCTTTGACTCGCGTTCATTGATTAGCTTTTTTTTATACGCTTCTCTCAATGACATCATCATTGCTTTCTCTACTGCGCAGTTCTGCTCGCTCTTCAGCTTGGGATATTTCATCATCACTATCCTCATTATCTCCTCGTCTGTTGTTTGCAATGTTACTTGACTCATCTTCGTTCTCTGATGGTGGAATAGTTAGGTCCATAACCGCTTGCTCAAGAGGAATAAGACCTTGGTTAATGTATGCATGATCAAACGCCCCTTCCTTCTCTTGGTAGTTCATCGCTATTCGCTTCTCATCCATTGTCAACCAGTTTGCGTCACGCAAGCTACGAACCATTCTCTCCATGTCTTGTTGCATCTCTGGTAGTGCCGTAATATCAAAGTCAATGAATGCATCCTCACCGTATCTTGGTACGAGCCATTTATTTAGCTCATCACGAAGTTGGCAACACATCGGTATGATTGTGTTTGTTATAAGGTCACGCATTGCGTTTTGGTAGTTGTTGTAGCTAGATGTGTCAACATCGAACAGCACAGCAGGAAGACCAAACACTCGGCACCACTGATGCATAGAAAGGCGCAGTGTGTTCACTAGCTCCATGTCGACACTAGACATACCAAAGTTGAGGTAGTCCCAAGGAGTTTGCAGCACTGCCACCTTTCCTTTGTTGTCAACATAGTTTATGTTCTCATTCACTGCACGCCTAATGTCTGAGGCTTGCTCCATAGTAAAGCTCGGCACAATATTGCCAAGAGGTCTAGGAGTTAAGGCTCCCTTCGCTCCACCGTTGCCAGTCATCATTGCACTTGCATCGGCAGCATTGTTTGACATACGAAGTGTCTTGAGAGCTGCACGAAGCGGTGACACACCGCGAAGGTGCGCACGGGTCGTAGCATCGAACTCAGGGTTCCAAGACGCCCAATGCATCACTTGCTCTTTTGGCAAATTAATTCCTTCTCCTACCTGCAGCTTGTATGCCACGATATTATATAGGTCGATTGGATCTGGGTATATTTCCAAAAATTGGGTTGGGAGTATGTTGAGTTCACTGAACTGTCCTCCAAGTTTACCATCATTTCCATATACGTTTCCTTCTCCGCTGAGGTATCTATATCCGAATAAGTTTTCAAAGAATTGGTCTTGAGATTGATAATTGTTTGGCCTTTCAAGTAACCTTGATAAAGGTGTACCCATTATAATATTTTCTGAATATGCGTTCTTACGAGCAAGTAGTGCCTGCTCAAACGCACCGCGATTGGCAATGCCTTTTGATAATTGCTTATAGCGCATCAGCTCGGTGCGAGCCTTCTCGCCAGGATTGAGCTTATAGACATACCAAGGTATGGATGCACTCTTGCGAGCAAGAAAGCTCACAATAGCGTAGACATCCGCGTTGGCTAGGTATCCATCTGTTACATATGAGGCTGACGTATAATTTTGAACAAGTGCGCTATTAAGGCCGACCATCTGCACTGGGCTTGATGGATATGGATTGATGCCTTTCTTTTTGAAGATGTCAAATAATCCCATGATGTTATATTGCTCCCCAGGTTACACTGGGAATTGTTAATTTAGAAAATATTGCATAGCGCATAGCGTCACAAGCGTGATCCGAGAATTTAACTGGTTGATCTAACTTCATTCCGTTACGATCCGTCTTCCAACGGTAATTTTTTAACTCCTTCAACAAATTTACACTATCTTGATGGATAACCAAAGGGTGGCCTTTTATAGTGCGTATTCCTTCCGTTACATCTTTATTGGCTGGCTTTGCGTTCAGTCCGTTTCTCACTAGCTCTTCAATCGTCTTTGGCTCCGCTGCATCACAATAAATCTCATCATACTTCTCTAATTCCAAAGCTAAGATTTTTTCCACTAAGTCGTTGGTCGTTAGTTTCGTTTCGTAGATCAGTTCCTTTACATATGCAATGCCGTCATTGAACACTACTTTTACAAGTGACGATGGATTGTTAAACCCAAAGTCAAGGCCGTACACCGTCTCACCCTCTGGCATTGTCTCTGTTGTCTTCCAATGCAGATAGATGAGGTCTTGCGAGAGTCCACGCTCACCAAGGCCGTAGATCTGCCAATAGTTGGGGTCTGCGTCTTTTAGACGCTCTAATTCATCCACTAGCTCTTTTGGAAGAAATGGGTTGTCTCTGAACGTAGTAATGTGAAAGTCTGCATCATCACGCGGAATCACGTTGTCGTAAATCCATGAGGACAGATCTGATGGGTTGTAGTCAATCACGATCTTACCCTCGGTACGCATGATGAGTTGCATCCACGCTTCGTAGCTTAGTTCATTTGCCTCGTTACAAAAAAGGTACGTTCTAGCTCGACCACGAATCTTTTGCGGCTGATCGGCTGATACAAATTCAATGACATTGCCATTGAGCTGATATATCTGTTCTGTTTTATTGTGGTTGTCTTCTGAATAAATGCCTAAGCGGCTGAGGATGTCGACAAAGTCTCTAAGCACTGAACCCTTGATGGATGGAAGAGATTGTCTTACTACTGTCAAAGTTTTGCCATTTTCTTGTAACAGCTTTATGATAAACCATATTAAGATGTTGTAGGTCTTGCCAGAACGTGAACCTCCTTGCATTACCGTTATTCTCTTTTTGCTTTCCTGCAATATTTCAAAGATCTTATTAGTCTGTAGTTTAGCGTTCATAGTTTCAGTTATTTTCTAAAAATTTGGAAGTGTATTTAGGAAGTGAAAAGTAGGTATAAAAAGGGGGTCATTAGTATATAAGTTTGTTTAGACAAGAGTTTGAGTGCTATCAAAAATGTTTCTCTACCCCGCCGTCCGATCAATGTTTAAACTTTAAGTTCCCCCCGTTAGTGGACGACCAAACCGATGACAAGATGACAAAACATATGTAAACAAATTTATATATGACTAATAAGTAGTATTATGTTAAATAGAAAACGCATGCGCATTTGTCAGTTCGTTGCCGCCTCTAATATTTCTACATTGGGCTTCACTACCTCAATTTGTACCTGATTGAGGTTGCCTTCAATCTTGTTTTCAATCTTTTTGGTTGGGAGGCCGATGTAGTAATTCATGAATATTTGCAAGGCCTTAGGATCGCCGTCACCGATCTTACGCTCCAATACCCTGAACGCCAGATCCGCCATAGGTTGCAGCCTGGCAATTACTTCTTCTTCCTCTAGCCGTTTCTTCCTTCCGGATCCTGGCCGATATCCTCCTTTCTTTTTCTTTTCCTCTCTTTGCTCAATTAGCTTATCTAGTTGACTATCAGATATTGCCATAGAAAATAATTTGCTTAGTCAATTACGTTTTGTTTTGTTTCTGGCATGTTTACCTGTTCCATATTGTGTGTATGCCCTTTCTCGTCTACTGTTTCCCTTTCATATATTCTTAGCTTCACCCAACCGTCTTGATCTGGCCTCTCTTGAATATATTGGACAAAGTCAGATTTGAATATGTTCAAATATATTGAGCCGTCTTTTTGCCCTTTCTTTATGTAAAAGCCTTTCTTTTTCAATCTTACAATATTTAGACTAATATTTTTATAACGATCACTTTCCACATAAAATGTTGATAAATAAGTAGTTATGCTATACGAAAATAAATATATAAAAAAAGATA